TCTTAATTTATCAGGACTAGATTCTAAATAATCTGGTTTTGCTTCTCCAAAAATTACAGGAGCATAAGATGTATCACCATAAGGATTATCAATACTATAATATAATCCACTACCATCAAAATCTGCTTTTATATGATATGATGGTTGTGTAGTACTTGATCTTTCATCATATACAAATCTGATTTGTTTATTATCAATCATGTCAAATAAATTATTACTTTGTAAAAAATCATCAGATATACCAAGTTCATTTCTTTGCATATCACTCATACCCATAATTCTTTTTTGTATATTTTTTACCATATCAGTTTTTATTTCATCTTCTGTAAGGTAATCACCATACTCTTGAAATATTGGATATTTAACTAAATCTACCATACTATTCGAATCCGTATCCTGTATTAGAAAGATCAGACATAACATAACCAATAATATCATTTATATCCTGTGTTATTAAAAAATTACTTCTTTGTTTAATTTGATCAGTAGTTATTAAATTAGTTTTATAATAATTAACTAAATAATCTGGTAATACTTCCATCATTTTTTCTACACCTAATTGTAAATTTAAATCAGTTACTTCTGCACTATTTACTTTAAACCAACGAAGCAATGGAAAATCTATTAGTGGCTCAACTGTATCACTAGGTGCTAAAGGTGCTATTGTTGTTCCAAAGTTATTACCAAATATACCTAATGTATTTTTTTCTAAATAATCTGTCATTAAACCTTCTAATAAATCTTCATCTATGTCAGCTAATCTTGTGTCAAAAGCATTAATTATTTTATCTGATTCATCATTTTGCCAAGCATTTCTTAACTCCCACCAGTTTTTTACATAATCATTTGTTGAAATAAATCTTTGATCTCTATTAGCTGTTCTATCAAAATAATTTTTATAATCTGCATAGAACTGTCCTAACAACATTTGATTTTCTGCTGAAACACCATCAATTTGTAATGGTAATGGTGTTGGTGTATTTTGTAAAACATTAAACATTGCAGCTACTTGTACAAGTGTATCAATATTTTCATCTAAATTTAGATTTAATCCAGCTCCACCTTCTCCTACATTTTCATTTATAAAATCAACAAGTGGCTGTGGAACTATACCCATATTAACACTATAATTTACCATAGCATCAAAATCTTCACTACCAACACCTGATGCAAAATCTAATTCAAAAGTTAAATCATCTGGCTCTTTACCAGTTAAAGTATAAATATGTTGATTTATAATACCTGTTTTTATTTCTTCTTTACTTATATCAGTAATACCTCTTGCTGACATTTCAGCAAATGCTCTATTAACAACTGTATTCCAAGTTTTATTAAATTTACCAAATTCTAAAGTTTCTCCATTATATATTATTGAATCAGTTGTATCTTCTTCAGCATAAAGAAATGCAGCGTATTTTCCAATAATATTACTTTTTGTATTTGCAGTTAAAACTTTTGTTCTATCTTCTGGTGTTGCATTTAATGCATTTAAATTTTTAATTAATGTTGATTCATCATATGATGTATAAGAAGAACTAGCTGCATCTGTTAAAATATTTATATTTTTATTGTAATTAGTTTGTGCTTGGTTTTTTATTTTATTTTGTTCTACATCATAAGTTTTTTTAAGTGTGTTTACATACTCTTGAGCATTACTTACTAAATCTTCTCTTTCAGTATTTGTAGTATCTAATAATGTAGTATAACCATCTAATCCATCAGTATCAGGATTTTCCATGTATTTAGTTAAGTTTCTATTTATTGTTGCTATTGCAATATCTACATTTGTAGGCTCATCTTTTACACCACTTGGTTGATATATTTCATTATCATCATTTAGGTCTACTTGTAATACTGCTTCTTGATCCATTAATGCAGCATTTTCTAATAAAGCTCTATGTTTAGAATTTAATCTTGCTCCTTCAAATTTAAGTTGTTTATCTCTTTTCCATACTTCAGGTAAAGGTAATCCAGCTTTGTATTGTGGATCAAGACTATTATATAAATTTTCATATGAAGCAGATTTTTCTGTAAGTTCTGCTAAATGACTATCAACAAATGTTTGATCCCAGTCTTTGTAATCAGTGCTTTCCATAATTCTAGAAGTATTAGATAACCATACATCAGTAGCATCACTCATAATTTTAATATCATTTTGCTGTGTTATATTATAATGTCTATTTATTATTTGTTGACCTTCTCTAGCAGCCATCATACCAGCATATTGTTTTGCCCAACCTTTGTATTTATTAGGTACAGCTTCTACTAATGCATCAATATATGGAGAAACAGTTTCATTAAATCCTTTTGGATCAATTCTTTTTGCCATAGCAAATTGATTTATTGCTTTATAAGTATCTATGCTAAACTGTGCTTTCCATTTTTCTTCTTCTCTTACTGCTATTCTTTTTGCTTGTAAGTCTAAAGTTTGACCAAGTGTATCACTTGCTGTTGCAAGCCAATCACCACCGTATGCTGGTACTACACCCATTCTATTAGCCATAGAGCTAGGAGTTACTGATGTTTGTTTTTTACCTGTTGTTAATGCCATTATGATACCTTTGGTAAATAATCTGTTAAATTTATATTTGGTTGTTTATTTCCTTCTTTGTTGTATTTATACAACGCCATGCCATTTGTTAATCCTATAGCAATAGAAGTATAACCACCAAATACTAAATCTTTTTCTTTCATAGTATTTTCAAATAACATACTTCTAAATTTATTATCTACTGCATTACCCATTAATCTAATAGTAGCTACATCTTTATTCATTTTATTTTCTACTTGTTTATTAATATTTAAAAAACTCATACCATCATCATAATATCCAGCAGTAGATTGAAATGCTTTGTTTTGTGCTAATTCTGCTAAAGCAACATCTCGTCTATCATTTTCTGCTTCTATTGCTTTTAGTCTTGCTAATCTTCTTTCTGTTTCTACTCTATAATTTTCTCTTGCTAAAGCTGCTCTTTGAGATTGTATACTAGCTATTTCTGAAACAGTTTTTGCTCCAGTAGCTGCAATAAAATATGTAGAACTATCTACATCTTTAAATGATTCAAATAATGTACCTATTTCAGAACTCATGCAAACTGTATCTCCATAGCTATTCCTAATACCTTTAATGGTAAAGGATCGTTTTGTGAAATAGTAATTGTTGGACTTTTACTATATCCTAAAAAATTAAACTCTTTTTTATCTGTTACTGCTGATAAATCAGTACCAGCTGTAAAGTTTACTTGTTGTATTACTAATTCTTTTGCTGACAAATCTTGTGCTTTCATAGTTATATCTAAACCACCAGATATATCTATTATAGCTTTATTAACTCTTTTTGGCTGACCAGTCAAAGGCCCACTGTCTATTTCTTTATCTATTGGCATAGTTTCTAATATAGGTGTAAAATTAAATCCTACACGAACACCAGTAGGAAAAGGTGCTGATGTAAGTGTAATTCTACTATTAGAATCTACTGTAAATTCACCTAATGATCCATTACCAAATACTGCAAATACTTTATCTGTATTGTCATAGATAGCATTTACTGTATGCATAAATCCATCTACTATTGTAATAGCAGCATTATCTGATGGTGTTGCTGCAAGGTTTTTATTTAGTTGTAAATCAAATCCAGAAGCAGTTTGTGTAACAGCAGTTATAGTATATTCTGTTGCATTTCCAGCTATAGTAAAAGTTTCTTGTATTGCTGGTGCAGTAGTAAAACCATCTGTTGATAAAGTGTTACCAGATTGTGAGCCACCATTTACTAGAGGTGTGCCTTTTTGAAATACAGTAGTTGTACTAGAACAATCTAATGTAATGCTGTCATCATTTGCAAATTTTTCTAATAAATATTTTGTGCCACTTGGCATAACTCTTTTTACTACTACAAATAGTTTATCATTTAATGCTGTAATACTATGAAATTTATCTCCAGTTTGTGTTTCCCACATTGTCCAACCAGCAATTTTTTCATCTCTAATACTATGAAAGACTGCTATCTTACCATCATGTGTTGTGCCACTATTTAAGAAAAAAGCAAACTGTTCTGGTTTTATTTCATTACCTGTAATCATAGATAATTGTTTTGGTACATCTATAAGATGAGATGCTAAAACTGATACACTAGTTGATCTATATGCTTGTTCTACATCTGAAAATACATATTCTCTAATAGCTTTACCATTTTTTTGGCTAAATAAAGAAGCTCCATCAAAAGGTATAGGACTTGATCTATTGCAGCCATAAGGTGTTTGTCTTAGAAAAGTTATATTACTAGGAGTAATAGCAGCTGATTGAGAAGATACAGGAACAAAGAACTCACCACTATCTGTAAATATTTGTAAGTTTCTTGATGATACTAGATGCCTTACTTCATTTACTTTATCACCAGCAATAGCTACATTTATACCTTCATCTGCTAAACCAGTTCCTAAATCAAAATTAAAATATCCTCCAATATGACTACCTATTACAGCTGATGGTTTATCTCTTACACCAGCAAACCAAAGTCTATTATCATGAAATGATACAGCTTGTGGAAATCCTCTTACACTAGATATTAGTTGTTCTGCAAAATCTGCCTCTGCACTTGTACTAGCAAGTGCTTCTAGTATTGTTATTGTAACTTCTGTTGCACTTGTAAACCCAGTAATCTTAACTTGCTTACCACCTATTGTAAGATATGTTCCGTTATGACCTGATACAAAAGTATCAGCACTAGCAGTCAAAGTTACTCCAGTACCAGTTGTTGCTGCTGGTGTTACTGTTATTGCACTGTCTGCATATTTAAAAAATGGTTGTGTAGTTTTATTTATACCACCTACTGTTACTGTGTCATCTTCTTCAAATGCAAATGCAGTTACAGTAAATGTACTAGCTGAAGTTCTTTTAATAACTCTTGGCTCATTATCTCTATTTGTAATAAAAACTGTATCACCAAATTGGGCAAAATTAAGTTCAAATAGTTGTGCAAGTGTCCAGTTACAATTACTTGTAATATTACTTTGTATTGCTGTGCCACTAGAATTGTAAACATCTAATCTATTATTAGATAAAACAAATAAAGCTATTTCATCATTAGAAAATATAAATGGAATTATTCTACATTCTGCTGGTAGAGTAGCCATAAATTCTGTAGCTGGTCTACGCATAACTCCACCTTCATCAAGAAGATACCAGTTTCTTACTTGTTTACCACCTTCAAAATATGCTTTAGCATCTGTTCTTGCATTAAGAAGATTATTAATTTCTCCTGACGAAAAATTCGTATATACCTGTCTTACTTTTCTTGGCATTATGACTGAACAAGTCCACTACGACTGCTTCTCCTATCAGTAATAAATCTTTCAGTAGACAGTCTTTTCGTTGTAGTTTCCTGTGAATCAGTGTTTTTAGCTATAAGTATTTGTCTTTCAGAAAGCTGGTCAAACTCTCTAACCATAGCTGCATCTCTTGCAATACTACCAGCAAAGATACTAGCTAGCTTATATTCTATAGCTAAACGAAAGTGAGGTGGGAAATGATCCTCATTCTGTCTAAAAATATAATCCATTATTACTGTACTGTTTTGACCAAAACCATTTAAATAAACTTTATCTTCATATCTTTGATATTGTAGTAATGCATCATTACAAGTGATTGCTATAATTTTTAAACATTGTGGATTAGCTGGTATTTGATATGCATATTCATATCTGCCAGTAGGTGCATCAGCTAGTAATGATAATTGTTTTTGTCCTGTAGCAAATCTCCAGTTTGATCTTACTAGAGTAGATTCTACTATTTCTTCGTATATTGTATTTGTTGTTAATGCTTCTGTTGTTCCATCTGTAAATGATGAAATAGGATTTGCACCTATCATTATTAATGCTCTTGAAGCTATATCTACTTTTGTTACTGCCATTGTTTATGTCTAGTGGGGGTAAAAACCCCCACCTAAGTTAGTAATTATGAAAGTAAAGCAGTTCTAACTTGAGTAGCGCTTGCTGTAGTTACGATTAACATATCTACTACACCATTCGAGCCACCACTGTTTACTATGATTACATCTCCAGCTGTTAATTCAGTTGTAGATAGTAAAAAGTACTCGTTGTCATCTATTGTACCTATTGCGTCGCCATCAGCGTAGTACCACATGCTGTTGGTATCTCCCATTTGAGAGATTTTTTTAATAGGGTTTGCTAAAGCGTATGCCATATCTATCTCCTATTCCGCACACTTCTGTACTCTGATACCGTTATCGTCAATCAGTATTGATCCCATACTTAAGTATGAAGTCATTAAGTGAGAGACTTTTTCAGGTATATAGTTAACTTCTGTTCTAACTTCTGATCCAATACCTAGACCCATTGATGACTTGTGCCAACAAACTGTGTGTCTATCAGTTGATCCTGATGTATCTAGACCTGAGAAAACGAATGTTAAGAAACCTAAGAATCTCTTAGCTGTGTAGTTCATACCAGCATAAGGTAATTCTGAGTTTCCTAAGTACTCACTTCTAGTCCATTGATCATCAGCTAGTAAGTCAGACCATTGCTTTGGACCGATTGCCCAATATCTTTGGTTGTCATCTGGCACAGAATTTGTACCGAATAACGCTTGCATATCTTTAAACTTATCGACATTCATGTCAGTAGCTAAAGATGAAGCACCATTTGCACCAGCATCGTTTGCAACAGTAGTTGCAGACGCCATTGCATCAGTAATGATGCTGTCAGTCTTACGACCTAAAGCATAAGCTGCATTATTTGCAATTACGCTTCTTTCGTCAATATTGGTTTTCAGTTCATCTAGTTTGTCTACGTAATCAGACGCATAGAAATCTGATAGAGTTGCAGTAACATTTGAGTGTGAAATGTTCATAGCAACAATCTCAGCGTGTCTTGCTTTTGTAGTAGCTTCACCTGTTCCAACTTTTTGGAATTTTACAGATTCACCACTAACACCGTTTACAGTACGCACTAGGTCTTTGAACTTACTACCCATTCTTTGGTATGCCATATGTACTTCAGCCTCAAACTGAGTAATAAAAGCATTAGTAATTTGAGCAGACATTTAAACCTCCGTGTTTGCTTATTTGTTACCTAGATTGTCACAGAGGAGTTTGATTTGTTATCTTTACAGGCAAATCTAGGGCCTTAGTGGTCTATTGAGACCTTACTGACATATTTTTTACTTATTTTCAATTCACAAATATCAACAACATTTTCTCTTGGAATAACACAAGTATCACCAATGTCTGTTTCATTGTATGACATATATAAAATAATTACATCTGAATTTTCTATTAACAAGAAACCATCAGTATAATTGATGGCTGGTTTATACTTTTTAGCAGTTTCAGGATCAAGCCACTCAGAATGTGACTCAGCATCTCTCCACTTAACCCTGAGCCTCTTTCTTGTTTCCATAGTATTTTTCATATAAATTTGATACTTTGCTTATATAAGCTGGATCTTTATCTAACCAATATCGTTTATCTTTCATCATAGCTCTTAAATCAGATAAACTTGGAGCTGCTTCAATAGCTGTTTCTGTATTTGGTATTGGAGCATCTTTATTTAATTTCATTATTTCTTCAATTAACTTTACTCCATTTGCACTACTAGCAATTTTTGCCATAGTTTCATATGCATCAGTAGATAGATTTTTCTTTGACCATAGTTCAGCAGCTTCTATTCTAGCTTGTGCATTATCACCTAAAGATTTTTTTTCATCTTCAGCACTAGGCAAAGCACTAACTTCATTGTTTACAAATGCGTTAATACCTTCATTAAATTGTTCCTGAGTAAGCCCATTATCTTTGGCTGTTTTTTGCCACCATTGTAATAAAGGCATATCAGCATTGATATCGACATCAACTCCCTCTTCCAATTCAGGTTTGGTAATTTCGTAGTTTTCAGGTACTTTAGCTCTTTTTTCTTTTTCAATATCTTCGCGTACTTGTTTGGATAATTCATCTGTTCTTGCTCCCAATTTTTTTTCTAGTGAATTATAACTTGCTGAAAGTTCTTCAACATTTACTTCATTTAAATCTTTGTTCCAAAATTTTTCAGGAACATACTCAGGTTTGTCTTGAGTTTTTGTTTCCTGTGTTTCTTGTGTTGCTACTTCTTCAACCATTCTTTACCTCGTCTAATTCTGTTTTTAATTTGTTGCAGCATATACCTTTGCCCTTCCAAATGCCATAATACTCTACTATCTACATTTGGATTTATAGTTATATTCATAACAATACTATCGAAATAATCCAATATTTTTTTACCATCTGGATCAGAAAATACTGCAGCAAATATTCTATCTATTTCCTGTGTTTCGGACTTACTGTCCTTCTGGCGATTGACTAGGGATTCCCAACTCATTAGCAGCCATATTAGACTGTTGAGCCATATTTTGCAACTGGTTAATTAATTCTTGTTGCTCTTGAGGATCACGGATTAGCTTTTCTGGTAATCCTAATTTATCTGCAATATATCTAGCTACTTCATCTTGTTTCACAATCATATTGAGTATTTGTGGTCCAAATGTTTGTGCCAGTATAGAATTAAAATTATTTACTACTGCAATATCTTGTTGATGTTGAGCTTGAGATAATGGAGATGTAGATATAATTTTTACTTCTCTACCATTTACTTGAGGTATATCTATTCTACCTTGTTTAGATAATATTCTAATTACTCTACGAAGTAATGGTGTTATAAATTCTGCTTGTAATCTACCAAATGATGATCCTATTTGTCTTGATAGATCAGCCATTCTTTCTGCAACTTCTGTAGCAGACATTGGTGTTCCTTCAGGTCTGCCAAGTGTTTCCATATATAGTGCTTTCTTAATATTCTGACGCATATCACCTAGTATAAGTTGTGCTACATCAAATCTACCAGCTCCAGCTAAAGGTGTAAGACCTCTACTATTTGGAGCTACTGGAATCAAAGCGCCCGGAACTAAATTTATATTATCAGGATTTACTACTCCATCATCTTCATAAGTATATATACCACTAATATTCATCTGTGCATTTTGTAATATTAGTTCTACTGTAAGATTTGTAGTTTTGATAGCAGCCATACTATTGAATACTGGGCCACGACCATAAACTTCACCTGATCCTTTATTCCATCTAAATACAATATAAGGATTGCTACCATTACCTTCTAATTCTTTTTCAAAAATTATTTCTTCTTCATTCATACAAGCAACACAATACTTATATTTTTCTTCATTTTCATTTTCATATAATCTGTAAACACCTTCTACTATGTTTGCTTTTTTGCTATCAAATTTATCTATTGCTTCTAACATTTTTTCTGACATTTCAGCATTAGGATAAGCAATCATAAGTTGATTGTATGGTATTTGTCTTTTTCTAAATACAGTATCTACTTTATTATCTGGTCCATTATTTAACATTACCTTTGGTAAAGGTATTGCAGTAAACTTAATAGGATTTAATGCATCTCCTTCTTCAATTAACATTACTCCTGTACCAATAGCACAGTCCATAAATGCTTCATGTACTTCTTGGTTAAAGTTTGATCCAGCTAATACTTCAAATACATATTTTGTTATTTCATCTAATGCTTCATTTACAGATGGTTTTTGTTCATCAGGTATTTCTGATCCAGCTTCTAAGTTTGCCCATCTACCATATGTTGGAACTAAACCAGCTTGTAATCTACTAGCAAATTCTTGTATTCCTACTACTGCAGTTTCATCAAATATTTTATCTGTTCTTCTTTCACCAATAGTTTCTTCATAAAAAGATTCTCTTTGTGGCATAGTATATTCATATGCTTCTTCATATTTATCTTTCCAATGATCATGTATTCCTTCTGCATCAGAATACTTTTTCATAAACATTTTAAATTTATTTTCAGGATCAAATCCTATATTACTTTCTGCTACTGGTGTATAAACCATTATAATTCTCCTGATATTGTTTGTTTTACTCCACTAAAAAATGTTCTATTACCTTTTAATGCTTCGTTTCTTCTTGTAAGTGCAGCCATTCTTTTAGCATATGCTTCTGCAGTTTCTCCTTCTTGCATAACTGCTTGTTGTTCTGAAGCTGTTTGATCTGCTACTGTTTTATTTTGACTTGAAGTTGTTCTATTAGATGCAGCCATTGAAGTAGAACTAGCCATATTTCTCATAAAAGTATCAACATAGTTACCATAAGTCTTTTTTCTAACTTCATTAAAAGCTGTTGCTGCTAAAGGTACACCTACTATTGCTCCAGCTCCCAATACTGCCATTTGTATATTTTGTTGTCTTTTAAACATTGGCTCTGATATTTTTGTTCCTGTAAGTATTCCTGTAGGATCACCACTACCCATTGCAGTACCAGATGATCCGTATTTCATTTCCATACTTTCTGAAGTTCCTCTTACTGATCTACTAATACTTGGATCACCAGCTTTATATAATTTTTCTCCTTCTTCTTGGCTTATTCTAATAAAATCTCCACCTACTTGTCTAAAATAAGTTCCAGCTTTTGCTTTATTTTGACTAATTAAAAAATCATCAGCAGCTTTACTAGCTTCTCTTCCATAAAAATCTTGATCTTTTCCAGTTAAGTTATTAGCTTTACCACCTAATCCTAAACCAAGAGTATCAGATACATATTGTTTACCTTGATTTACTGTTGATTGATTATTGTTATTATTACTACTACTACTTCCACTACTAGAACTAGATGAAGTTGATCTTTTACCACCCATTAATTTTCCTCACCTTCATAAAAGAATCCTTTACCACCAGCTCTAGAAAAAAGCGATCTCATGCCAACCATTCCTTTTGCTTTTCTTCTTTTTAATTTTTTATCTGCTGCTTCTTTTTTTTCTTTTTCTTCTAATTCTTCTTGCCTTCTTCTTTCAATATCTTCTCTCATTGCTTTTTCAGCAGGAGTTTCTTTATATTCTGGCTTTCTAAATCTACCCATATCAAATGTCTATTTCACAATATCCATCTTTTTTCAACGCACAATATAGCTGATAGGGTGTAAATACCCAAAATCTGCTCATTCCTATTAATCTTTGCACATAACTTACACATGAATGTTCTTTTATCCAACTTCCCATTATAACTGGAAACTTAGGTATACTTTTTTTTACAGGAACTCTAAATATATGACCTTTTTTTTGTTTTATCATTCTAAATATAGCATCTACCTTTGTTTCTTCTATAACTTCTATTAATAGCTGACTAAATAAAATTTCTACTATTATCCATACTTTTTTTTCAGGATCATATCCCATAACACCACAATGTTTGAAACCCTTTTTAAAAAATCTATGTGTTCTGTGGTAATCTTCGTTTTGATAAAAGAAAACTAACCATTCATTCTGTTTTGCCATATACTTCTTTTTTTATTACTTCCAAAAATATTCCAACCTCTAGTTTTAACTACTGTCGGTTGTTTTGCTCTACCAGATATTAGCTGCTTACCTTCTCCAGCTCCTAACATTAAGTATTGTAAAGCATCATGAACATGAGAGTATCTATTTTTCATTGGTTTTTCATCATATCTATCTCCTGATGTTTGTAATCTTCTGTAAAAATAACCACCATTAAAACCTTTTTTTAGATTTATACATCTATGATCTAATACAAATCCTGATTTACCTTCTATTAATCTACCAAGTGTAGTTTCAACTGATTCTATTCTAAGAGCTACATCATTACTATGTGTAGGTTTACCCATTAATCCATTTTGTCTTAGTATTTGAAATGGTGTTGTTTCATCTGTTTGAGCTCTAAAATCTCCAGCTGGATCACCATATATTTCTATATCTAAGTTTCTATAATTCTTTGCTATTTCATGCTTAAGAAGTTCACTAAACCTAGCTATACCCATATCAAAACAAACTAGTTCCTGTAATATTAACCATTTACCATTAGGTAGCTTTTGACCAAAGACTGCAGCTGGTGTTAATCCAAAATCTATTCCAATAAATACAGTCATTGGACCAGCTTCTAAATCTTCTTTTGATAAATGTGCTTCTTGATTCCAACTAGGATATACTGGTTTACCATCTTCTAATGATCCTAGTTTATTCATTACATAAACATCTATCCAACCTTTTGTTTTACCTTTGATAATATTATTATAATAATCAGGTGTAAGATTATTTTTGTTTTCACATGAAATATTTTCTTCATATCCTTCTAAAGTTCCATCTTTACTCTTTTTTTCTGTCATAGCTGATGGTTGAGTATGAAAACTCCAGTTATCAGGTTTAACTAGCATTAATGCTTCATCTCTTGATAAATGATCTGGTACTGGTACATCTCCAGCCATAATAGGCCACCAATGATCTTCTTCTGGTGCGTTTGTATCTGCAATAACTCCATACCAAGATGCACCACCATCTCTCATACTAGGAAATCTACCTACCCTCATAGTACAAGCATCTATAATTGATTTTGGTAGTTCTCTTGCTTCATTTACCCATACTCCTGTAAGCTCTAATGATAGTAATTTTTTAACATCTTCAGGTCTATCTAATGCTAGGAAGATAACTTCTAAATCTAATTCACCTACTGTTATTCTATGTGTGTAAGGTACACTCCATTGAAATGTTCCCCATTCGTTTTCAGGAAACCAATCTAACCATGTTTTAATAGTAGTCGTTTTAAGCTGCGGATTAGTATTCCTAATAACGGCCCAGCGGGATTTTCTTTTTCCTTGTGCGTTTTTTTTCTGTAAGAGACTTCTTCTAAGTATCTCAATACAACAAGCGACAGACTTGCCACTACCTACTGGTCCTCTTAGTCCTCTAAAAAAGTCATTTCCCTTGAGAAACGCTTTTAAGATATTGCCATCTGCTTTGTAATTGAGTTGGGCCATCTATTCTATTTTGTTTAAATGTTCTACTAGCAATTTTTCTCTGATTTTTGGGCCAAGACTTTCTATTACCTTGTCGCATTCCTTGTCCGTTATTGAACTTGCTGGAAGGAATCTTAGGTGTACCATTCGTACTATCTTTCTCAGTCTTTGCCTCTCTTGATAACTTATGTTGAACAGTTGCCTGTTCTCCAGATTCACTACCTTGTCTGGATCGTCTATACTCATACAAAAACTCCTTAAATAAATTCCAATCAAGATACACCATTGGATTAGAAAAGTCTTTCTTTAATATTAAAAGATCAGCTGATCCTTTCCATTTATCTAATTGAGTAAAACCTTCCCCACTTTTACGAGCTTTTACTTCTATATTTATTCCATTGAATAAATCAGAAACTTGTACATCATGGGGAAAGTCTTGTATAGCTCCTGAAAGTGGTTGTCGTCTAGCTTTAAACCCTTCAGCTTGAAAGAGCTTAACTATTTCGTTTTCTACTCTAGTACCCTTTCTTTTTGCTTTGCTTGACAACTTTCATACCCTTTTTCTTTGCTACTGCTTTGGCTTTTTTCTTACCAGCAGCAGTGTAAGGAAACTTCATTTTTCCGACTTTAGGCATCTGCAACTCCTTTAAGTTTACCTGTTAAGTTATGATTAACTGCTCGAAGCTCAACCCTATCATTGTATGCTTTTTGCAATTTATCCATTAACACTTTGTTAATCTCTTTAATATCTTTAACTTCATCTTTTAATTCGTCAACTCTTTTTACAATGCCATCTAAGTCCATATCTTTCA